GTACTCGATTCGGGGCTTTCGTTTCTTTGCTGGATGGCAAGCCCCTTTACTTTATCTAATTACTTATTCTTCACATCTTGTTCGAACACTTTCACAATTTGTTCGAACGTAAGCAACATGATACGCACGAATGCGACAAAAACCGTTGTCGGGAAACGCTATAGTTTTCCTAAGAATCGAAATCGGGGGAAAGTATGAGCAATAACGAAAAGAAACCCAGCATCGAGGAACTCCAAAGAGAATGGTTTGAGCAACAGAAAAAGGACCGCGAACAAAAAAGGAAGACCACGGCACGAATAATCGGTGCCATAGCCATAATTGCTGTGATCGCGTTTGGCTGCTGGACTGTTATTGATCAAAAAAATAAGGAAGACCAGCTAAAAAGGGAAGTGCTCGAAGCCGTTGAGGAAATGATTGTCTAGCTTTTTGGTCTCGCTTCTGCGGGGCTTCCTCATAGGTAAAAGAAAAGCCCGGCACAAGGCCGGGCATAAAAAGATCAAATGGTAGTACCTGTACGTGAACTTCTAGAGTAGATTTTCCAGAGTCAATATGCTCACACAATACTGGGCCTCGTCATCCTCGTCAGGAGCCTCGAGATCCCCAATTCTGATGAAACCAGCCTTGCTGTAAAGAGCATCGTAAAGATGTTGAAGTGAATCAACAAGAAGAAATCTTCCTCCCGATATCTCTCTTGCCCGCATAACTTGCGAGATTGCCTCTCTGAGCAATACGGTCCCAGGAAAATCTTCATGTGTAAACCGACTGCTTCTCGCCAGTTCTCCTATTGTGTATACTCCCACATATCCGTCTGTTGATTGGCGTACACCCTTGGAATACTTAGCCTGTTTCTTCTTTGATAGGGCCGACCAGCCTTCACTACAAGTGATCTTTTCCCATTTGACACTTGTTAATCCAAGAGTAAAGAAACCAATCATCGAATTGTCGTCTTCGTTTATAGCTAGATATGTACGAGATTCGCCATGATCCTCAGCAATATAGACATTTTCCGTGGTGATAAACCGTTTTACGGTACGGGTATCTAGACATTCAAAATCACGCATTTGCGATTTCAGGTTTTGGACAATTTTTTGGTCGGAGAGTGAATCTAGTTCACTAACTCCGACCAATGAGTATGAAAGAGCCATTTGTTAGTTTTTCTTGAAGCCTATTCCAACCTCATGCTGAAGTTCCGAATTTCCTTCCAATCTACGGGAAGTGAATCCTGCCATGAAACTTTGCAATTTCTGAGCAGATTCGTTGCGCTCTTCCTGACTTAACGGCTCGCGATTTATTACGTAGCTTTCGCTTAAAGATCTCAACGCCATGTCTGCCGCCCCTTTCCTTTATTCAACAGCTAAAGCAATGTTTGAAAAGTAAAAACCAGACGATAGACGTGTACCGCTGGCTCTGAATCAAACATGCACTTTTCTGTTGTACAGAAAGCGTATCACTTATATCCGATTATATGAATTTAATTTTTCTGTAATTGACCAGTAATTGTTAAATCAAATACGCAGGTTTCGTTTGATGAAATTATCATCGATTTTATTTCGTAAAGTTGAGTGATGCGTTGAGAGTCTCTCGGCATTCCTATTGTTCGATGCTCAGCGCCGTCTTTCCTGTGATTTCCGCGAGAGCCTGTGGTGACCAATGGGTATATCCTGCTGTGGTGCCGATGTCGACGTGACCCATGATGCTTTTGCGGGCGTCTTCGGATGCTCCGGCTATGGCGAGTTGGGTGGCGAAATAGTGTCGTGCGCTGCGTATCGTCACTCTCGGTAGTCCGGCCTTCTCCAATGCGCGGTACCAGCGGCGTCGTTCGACCGTATTGGTCAGCGGCTGACCCTTGCGGGTGAAAATCAGATCCTTGGAGGTCAGCTCATGATCGGTCGCCCACCCCGCGAGGTCGTCCCAGAGGGTTTTGCTGACTGGCACGATGCGTTCGCCCTTCTTCGATTTGGGCGGCACCATCCATATGCCCTTGGTGATGGGTTCGGCCTTGAGCCATGAGGGTATGACCGCGCCTTTCGCGTAGCGCTGCAACTCGTGGCACACGTGGATCGCGGGAGTGCCGTCGACCTCCACAAGGTCGGCAGGCGTGAGTGCGAACCGCTCCCCCTGGCGCATGCCTGTTTCGAACGCGAGCCGCCACATGAGGCTCCACATCGCGTCATCCTCGGGACTGTCCGGCCACTTGTTCTGGCCGCGCCTGCGTTTCACCTCGCCGGAGGCGCTGGAAGCGGCCTGTATGAGCCTGACGGGCTGGCCCGCATCAAGTATCACCGTCGGGTTCGCCTCGACCCTGGGCGGGTCGCAATGGGCACATGGATTAACCTCTATCAATCCCTCGCCAACGGCGTCATCGAGGGCGTTGCTCAGACGACGATACGCGTTGAGCGCGGTCTTGCTGCTGCGCGTCGAGGTGATGTCCTTCTCCAGCTTGCGCACATGCGCCGCTGTGAGATCGCCGATGCGGACGGCCCCGATGCTGTTCGTGATGTTCCGGCAGTCGGAGCGGTACGATTCCCAGACGCGGGGCTTGACGTTGGGGCGCTTGAACTCCTCGAGCCAGCGTCCCAGCCAGTCTGCCAGTTTCGGTGTTACATCCGAGGCAAGGACTCCGGTAGATATTAGTTTCTTCCGAGCTTCCAGATATTTGGCCTTGGCTTTATTCGGATCCTTGCTGCGGAATGTTTTACGTCTGCGTTTTCCCGTCGCAGGGTCATTGGGTAGCTCGAGCGTATATGTGTACCGATTTTGTGAATCGACAAATACGGCTCCAGTGCCGCGAGGCCTCCTGTGTTTGGCTTTCATATCGCTATCACCTTGGTCCTTGAAATACAATGCTCTGAGTCTTACCGCCTCTTCGCATGCATGTTCTTTATCGTCGAAATATTCACTTCTTATTTGTTTGCCGTTGTGGTGGATTGCCGCAAACCATTTCTTCCTATAGCCATACCAGTAAACGTTTCTGACGCCGGATGACCGATTGTTGCTTGATGCGCCGAATCTATGTTGGTTGTTTTCCGCGATCGTAATGCAGCGTAAATGGTTTGGATTAAAACAGAGTCTGTTAAAGCAGCGGTGGTCAACGATATGGGCTTCCGGGATAGCTCCACGGAAAATCTCATAACTGAGTCTGTGAACCAGTACCGTCGATTTGTCTAAATACACGTGTCCATACCCATTATCCGTATGACCGCCCGTCCAGAACCAGCAGTTTGAAACTGGGTCAACACGCCGATGCTTGAATAACCGTCTGATGAGTTCCTGTGGGCGCTCGGAGATGGCCTCAGTCTGGCACTCATCAGTTAATTCCATGGTTTTAATATTAGCATAAAAGTGAGCCTAATGAGTAGCCTACGGCCACCGTAAACCACCGTAATTCACCGCAATCGAGTTTTAGTCATGTTTTTGGTAGTATCTGCGATCGTTGGAATGACAGGCTGTATTCGTTGGGATTCCGCCACTGTGCGGCTCCGTGTGTGGAGCGGGCGACGGGAATCGAACCCGCGTAATCAGTTTGGAAGACTGATTACAAAGCGCTCTCATATATTCCGAATACTGATACAAATATCTTCGGTGTAGCCTAACTGTAGCCTACGTAATTATCTCCACTTTCGGTCTAGCGCTCGCAGTACGTGTATGGGTGCGCCGTATCGGATGGTGCGGATGTCTGTACGGATTTCCTTGTGCTGGGTTTCGAGGAGTTTGCGCTCTCCTCTGGTGAGGTGCGGGTTTGCCAATGCGTCGAGGATCGCGTCTTTGCGTTTCTCCAGGAGTGTGCGCGTGCGCTGGTTGCGTTCCTGGTCGGTGTTGCCATGCTGTTCGGCCCATACCGTTGGGCGGGTGGTCACGTCGTCGGAGTCTTCGAAATCGGGCATGTTCCAGATGCTAGTGAATCACGATTCGTTAAGCCGTCGCTGAAATAAGAAAAACCCCGGCCGAAGCCGGGGCGTGGTTCATTTGGGCGGATCCGAGTAGTGACTATTCGTCTAGCGTTAACTCTTCCTGTACCGCACCATGCTTCGGGTATGCACGGTCGAGGAGTCGAATAAATTCGGACCATGAGCCTGAAGCCCTCATAAGAGTGATAACGGAACCGATCATCTTTTCAAGATGCTTGTCGCCAATATCTTCGGTGAGGAATTGATGGTGGTGATGTTTTCTGTGCCCATCAGCGTCGGAGGGATTCTTTTTCTTAAGACTTTCAAGTACTCCACTCGGGAGTCTGTCGTAGACGATATCATTCGTGATTTTCCCGACAACCCTCGGTTTCTTCCCTCCTGCGCCCAGATTTATGTAATCCCAGCCCTTGAGCTTAAACATTTGGGAATAGAACTCGTCGGGGAATCGTTTCGCCCATGGCTGGAGCTCTTCGGAGATATATTTACTCAGCAAAAGCTCAAGCTCGTTATGCTGTCTTACCGACTGATACCCGGTAGCCTCATCCACCAGAGCCACTACTCCGATTTTAGCCAAGGCGGTCATCAGTATCTCAGCCTGTATCGCGATATGCTCCTGTGACGGCAGGAGCGCGTGGTCTCTTCGCGCCTTCAGAAACACATCGCATATTTCAGGCAGGGATGTCGCATCGATACCGTAGGCTCCGAATCCTCCGTGGCCCTTTGCCCGCCAAAGGCGGTGGTCAACAAGCTTGCGTTCCAATGCCGCGGAAATGTATGGTCTCAGATTCCCCGCCGAAACATAGACGGGTAGCTTGTTGCCCTCTTTCTGCCGAATCCAGTGCGATCCTCCTCGTTTGTTCCCCAACGCTGCACTGACCTGCCGCTCGGACAACAGCCGTGTGCCGTCCTTCATAACGCCGCACTGTATGTCGATCCCCTCCGCAAGTTGCAACTCGCCACTGTATTCGGCCGTTTCGCCTTTTTCTCTCTCTGCCATGTATCCTCATTTCTTTATCAAAATTGATTCATTTATATCACGAAAGAGGAGATTAAGCTAGGCACCATATAGGAAACGTTGAAATAGCAACGAATATTCAACATCGGCCCGTGCGAAATCGACATATCGGCACCATATGGTTCGTTGATATTACGGTGTTTTGAAAATCACATGCTAAGAGGATTATTAGCAATTTCTTTATCAAGAATAAATGCATGTTAGTCAATTTATCTATAAGCAGTCCACATGCAAAAATAAGCCCCGCCCTCGGCGTGATGCCGGGAGCGGGGCTCGGTGGTAAAGGTGTGACGCCTGAGCGCCTTATTTTGATAATCCTGTAGCCTGTTTGACTTGTGTGGCTGCCTGCTCGTCAGTGGTTGGCAGTGTTGCAGGGACTGTGGTTGCGGTGATTTTCCGGATGGTGTCCAGTGTGTCTTCGGCCTGTTTTACGAGATCGGTAATATCCACGTCGCGAGATCCCGGGATGGCTCGCTTGACCAGCGCATAGGTTCCTTGGGCTACGCCGAGTGCGGCGAGGAGCTGCACGACGAGTGCCGCCCATGTGTATGTGCCGACCAGTGCCCACACGATGCCAGCGCCGACTAGTGAGACGAGGCCGGTGACCACGAGGGCGAACAGGGTGCGCCACCGGTCGGGGATGAATGTCTTGGTGAGTTGCGTGAGGCTGGAGCCCACGATGCCGGTTCCCACCGCGGGGGCGAGAAGCGACACCAGTATTGCTGTATTCATGTTTTTTGTCCTTAATATTTGAGGGTGTGTCCGGTGTAGATGCGGTTGGGGTTGCTGATCCCGTTGAGCGAGGCGAGCCTGCTGGTGGTGGTGCCGAGTCTGCGGGCGATCGATGAGAGGGTGTCGCCCCTGCGGATCGTGTACCTGCGATTCGAGGACGCGACCGTGCTACTGCCGGCGAGTTTCAGGGTTCGCCCCGTGTAGATCACATAGGGGGCGCGGATGCCATTGAGGTTGGCGATCATGGTCCACGGAACACCGGTCTTCGCCCCGATCCTGCTGAGAGTGTCGCCACGCACCACCGTGTAGGTGCGTGCGGCCACTGCCGGATTGCCGGAGAGGCTGGCCTGTGTGTCAGGACCCGCGTAACCGTCTACCTGCAGTCCGTGTCTCGACTGGTAGTCGCGTACCGCTGCTCTCGTGCCTGGACCGTAGTAGTCGTCCACGGCGAGCTGATACCCCTTGGCGTTGAGCAACCGCTGTGTTTGAGCAACCGAATAGCCCAGGTACATGCCGTGAGGAACCGTGCTCACTGTCGTAACAGCGACCGGTACGGTCGATGTCGTGGACCCGTTGCCGAATGCTCCCGATCGGGCGAGGTTGGTGTCCAGGGAACCGTTGTAGCCGGTGACTCTGCCGACCGACGTGTACTGGTGGATGAGCCACTTGTCCCAGTAGGCCACGGACGGGGAACCGTGATAGGCCCCGTTGTTCGAACCGTAGTTCGCAACCCAGAGTTTCACACCGGACGCGGCCACGGACGACCAGTTGTAGGCCCTGGTCACACTCGAGCTCATGTACACGTACACGTTCGCATCAGCACCCAGGCGAGACCTCACCTGCTGCACCCACGCCTGTACTTTGGCAGGGCTCACGAACCGGGATTCCTCGGCGTCATACACCAGCGGGTCACCCGGCTGATAGGACACCAGGCCGTTGACGAAACTGTTCGCCGCCGTGGTCGGGTCCGCATAACCGTTGTAGTAATAATGGCCCAACGACTTGCCTGCCGCCCGCACGGCCTTCGCGTTCCGGTCGTACATCGGGTCGGTGTAGTAGTAGCCGATATCCGATCCGCCCGCTTTCACGATCACGAACGAACCGAGCGCGTTCACGTTGATGGAACCCTGCCATCGGCTGATGTCATGGCCCACAGTGTCCGCCGACGCCGCTGGAACCAATCCCATGCACAGCACCGTCGACACGAAACCCGCAGTCAGCAGCCGCTTCATATCCCTGGGTTCGGGCTTACGCTCATGAGGGCTGCGATGTTTCCGACTCATTTGGCCTCCTTACTGGTAGCAGCAACGGCAGTGTTTGCCCCGCTCCCGCTCTGTGTAGTGGTTTCCCCATCCAGGGTGATAGTCACGGTGATAGTGGAATCGGCAGTACCGTTCTGGGCCGCCACCGTGAGCTTCTGGCCAGTAGTCAACTCGTAGACGCCCGCGAACGGGAGCGGCACATTCGGATTACTGTCCGTCTGCGCCTTGCTGTCCCCCACATGCTGATCGCTGTCGGTCGGAGTCGCGGACGCACCCTCGAGCCCCTCGGCACCCTGCGCGGGTTTGAGTCCGGTGTCCGGGTCGATGATGGTGACCGTCACGTCTGTGGCCGTGCCGGTACCATCGACATTGACCGTCGCCGTATGTGTTTTGATGGTCTGACTGGCCGACGTGGTCGGCTTCACAGCAGTTGGTGCGGGCGTGCTGGTGCCGCACGCGGCAAGCGAGCCGAGCAAGGCCAGCGCGGCCAATGCTCCCAGTAATCGTTTGTGCATGATGCTGCCTCCTAGATTTGGGCATAAGAAAAGCCCCCGAGAATTCGGAGGCTTGGATAATTGAGTGTGTGGTTAGTGGATTGCAGGGCCTGGATTGTCGGAGGAGATGTGCGCGTCCATGATCTCGTCATGCAGATGCGTGCCCGTCCCGTTACCGCCGAGACCGTGATACGCGGTGTACACCTCGTCGGCCTCTTCCTTCACGTTCACGGGGCACAGCTCGTCGTGCTCCACATACTTCTCGTGGATGTCGATCAGTCGGGCACGCAACAGGACACGCATCCCCTGAGTGAGGGCTTTGTCTCTGTTAGCGGATTTGCGCATGAACGAGGCGAGGAACCCCACGAGACCTCCAAGTGCAGTCGTGATCAGCCAGCCGATTGCTGTGGTGCTGATGTAATCCATTGCTATACCGCCGTCCTATCCGAGTGCATATGGGGTGAGTGTACTGCGACAAATCCATGCGTTGTCTTTTTCTAGATTTTGGAATCTGATACTTCCTCTATCGGATCCATCCAGATACAACGACACTATTCCCGAAAAGTAGCCGGATGATCCAATGATGGCGTTCGTCGGGAAATCGTTTTTGGGCAGCCATGACGATGGAATACCGTTGGCGAGTTGTACGGTACTCATGCTTGAGACATTGAAACCTTGACACAGAAGTGCCAGATACGCGACTCCATCGATCACTCGACCCTTAAAGGTCCCCTTGACTCCGCTGGCTAGATAGGATGACAGGTCTACCCATCCCGAGTCGCTCATTTTCCTGCTGTTGATATACACGCCATCATTGACGGCGGTGATGTCAACCCGGTTGGACGAGGAAATCCCCACCGTTTCGTCCGTGATGTTTATCTGAGGCTGTTGCGCCTCGGTACCAAGGAACACGCCGTTTTTCGTGGCGAACACCACCTTGCCACCGGTGCTGCCGCTATCCGAGGCTTTGATGCTTATGAGGGTGTCGCCATCGTCCCCGTACATTTCCAGGGCCGGATACCCATTGTCGTTGAGGCCGAAGTATGCGCCCGCGCCGAACGGCGTGCGAGTGATGGTCAAATCGTCGATATAGCAGTCAAGGATCTTCTGGGTGCTCGAATCGAAAGGCGGGTTGACCAGCATATAGGGGAAGATGCTTGATGTTCCCATCGCCTTGCCATAGGGGATCTTGGCCGTGTAGGTTACGTGATTCCACCCTACCGTCCGGCTGGGGTTGAGGTCGCTGGCCCCGATGCCGTCGGCCCAGTTGAACGTGTCGATGCTGGTGGTTGATGGGGTGGGGAAATATACCCAGTAATCGAACGTATAGGTGGCTCCCGGCAGGAGACGATCGGCAGGTATGACGTCCCTCAGGGACAGGGACGCCCATATTGCCGACGATGGCACCTTCAGTGACGAGCTCCCCGAATGGTGTTGTTCCGTGGAAATCGTAAACTGCGCCTCGCCCACTGAACGCCAGCCCTCGATACCCGCTGAGTCCTCAAAGGTCTGACTGTAGATCGTCGTTGACGATGGTGTCTCGGCAGGGGTCAGCGACATTGACCCACCCACGGCGTTGAGTTCGGTAACGGTCATGTTTTTAGCGATCGCGTTGATCATATTCACCACGCCGTTCGAGGTATTAAACGTCAAGTTCCCGTCGGCGTCGGTGGTGTGGAATCCCTGCGTGTCAAAATAGGAGCGCGGGTTGTCTGCTGAAGTCTGGAACAAGCCGCCTGTGATGATGCCAGCCGCAATCAGGCCGATTACCGCGCTGTCGGCGTTTATCCCCCTAGAGGCCAGTTGGTCGAGATAGATGTTTACCGGTATCTCAACCCACGCACGCTCGTCCCACCACCATTCGCCCACGAGGGCTGCTCCGCTGGAATCCGGGTCGCGGTCGTACTTGAGCCACAGGTCGCCATTGTTCACGCCGTTCCCGGAAGGGTCTGTGATGGCTTTCGTGATGGCTATGCCGAGCCTGTCGGGGTCGATGTCCGAACCGGCGACCTTAACCGTGATCGAATCCGATGGAGCCGACGCGTTGGGCCTGCTCGACCCGTCCTCACCGTGAGCGTCATCATAGGCGACGGCACTCACCAGATGAGTGGCACCGCTGTCGTATGGGCCGAACACGACGCTGCCCTTCGCGGCGAGCCTGCCCGATTCGACGCCATCGACCAACAGTGCGACATGGTGAAAATCCGGTGGGACCCCACCATCGAGAGTCCCGTCCCAGGAGACGACGATCATGCCGCTGCCGCTCTGTGCGCTGACGCCTGTCGGGGTTCCCGGCGCGGTGGTGTCCCCCACCCAGGGCGCTACACCGGCATCCCCGGCGTCCACGCCCATCACGGTCTTGGTGCCGTCGGCGTTGGGTATGGTTACACTGCCGGCGTTGCCGGTCATCTGACGGGAGGCGAGCCTGACCGCGGCGTTCGCCGCATCCAACGCCACCGACACATCGTCCCTGCGTGTGATATCCGGGTGAAAAGCCAAAACATGCTCCTTAGAATGGTGCGTTCATGACATCGAATTTCAATGAGACCTTGCTGGACTGGTCCCCGCTCATCTCCATGAGTCTGGTCGAATAGGTGCCGTCCGGCAGCGTGCGATGCCCGGTCACACTCACCTCGCAGGACTGTCCCGGCCAGAACGAGCCCAACGGGTGCATGGGCCTGCCCGCCGTGTCGGTGTCGTTCACGTCGATGCTGCCGGTCAGCTGCATCACGGTGCGCTTGTCGGCGTTCAGGATCGACAGCACCTTGGGTTTCAGGTTCTCCACGGTCGCGGCATCGGTGTCCGAGTACGCCGTCTCGCGCAGGATCGGCGGGTCCATCGACCCGGTCACCTGGGAGAGGTCCTCCGCGATCGCGGTGACCACGCTCTCGTCGGTTCCCGCACCCGTCCCGTACACGCGTTGGCATGGCAGCGCGTAGGAGACTTTCAGCCCCTCCAGCGAGCCGCCACCGGGAAAACTGTTCAGGGCGAGGGGCGCGTGATCCATATCGAGGTAGACATCCGCGTCCGACCCTGCCAGGAACCGGCAACGCGCGTGCCGGTCATCCGACCAGTACGGGCGGAACGTCATGTCCGGGCCGCCCTGCACGTTCGCGATGTTCGTGAGCAGGGATTTCACGTCGAGGTTCTGCACGTTCCAAGCCTTGTAGTCCGTGCGCTGGTGGTTGCCCGGCTCGTTCACATACGTGCAGTCGAACGGGAGCGTGCCGCCGTTCTTGCCGTTGACCGCCAGGTCGATCAGGTTGGATGCCAACCCACGCAGGGACAGCCCCGTCCAGCTCACGGTATCGGTGCTCCTGCCATCCTGGAACGCCCCGTCACGGATCGCGTAGCGCGATCCCATGAGCGTCATGGGCGAATACACCGGGAACGTGGTATCGAGCCACGAGTCCTCCCGCTCGCCCAACGCGCCCCACAGGATCGGCGTACCACGACGGTCGGCCACACCCTCATACACCCATGAGGAGCACAGCGCACGCCTCCCCATGCCGAGCATGTGGTTCAGTTCGGCGGCAGTGGCCCGATGCGTCAGCACTCCCGCGTCGTCGAACTCGTCGAACTGGCTCCACGGCAGCGTCAGGTTCGACGCATCGGCCTCACCCAGATTCTTCGCCGTGGTCGTGAACCCGAAATCCGACACGCTCATCTGCCAGGAGAACGATGGGATGTCGATGGGCGCGATGATCCTGCCGGTGCGCGCGTCCGTGAGCCAATGCGCCCACGTCACTTCGCCACGCTGCCATCTACGACCTCGACATACCGAAGTCCACGCCACGTGAACGCCTTGCGGTTCGTGTTCGGGCACACCTCCACATCGACGCTGTGCGTCCGACCGCCCGACAGGACGATGGGGAACGACACCTGCTGGCGCGCCCACACGGGGAACACGGGGCATTCGTCCAGACCGTCGGTCATCACCTGCCCATCGACCTTCAATCGCGCGTAGAAACTCGAAAGCACCTCATCGGCGCTCGACGCACGGTACACGAACCGGACCGTCACACTGCGGTCCATGGGAAGGTGTTGGGTCGTGCACGCCGCCTGCCCCCACCAAAGGTTCGGCCGCCAATCCTGCGTCTGCGAACCCGTGTTCGCCTGGTAGCCGATACGGTCGAGGCCCACGCCGTAGGGGATCGCGTAGTTGACGTCCCCGTAGCGTGCCGCCGCGCCCGTGGTGCCGCCGCCCGCTGGCATGAGGAACATCGCCAACGCGAGTCCGCCCGCCGGCAGGCCGGGTATGGCGGGGCTCGCGGCGGGCGTGCCCTGCTTGACCATGACGTGCACCAGGTTGTCGGGCGTGCCCGTGTTGGCGAGCATGTACACCACGTCGATGCGCGGATACGTGCCATCCCCCGCACTCACCGCGTTCTCAGTATTGCCACCGGGCCAGTACGCCTCAGTGTAGCCGTCCGCATCACCCATGCTGCACACCGCCGTTCCGGCCGACACGGCATAGTACAGGTCGGAACGTCCGGAAACCGTCAATCCGCCCATGATGCCCGTGTTGTTCCAGTGCCGTTTGATGATCTGGCGGTGCGTCAACGGGTCCAAACCCTTGCCATTAGTGTCAACATCAACCCCGAGTGCGGTTGTCATAGAGCCTCCAAAATAAAAGCCCCGCACGAGGCGAGGCAATGAATGTTTGAAAAGAGATATTTAGATGTAGGTGTCACGGCACACTGCCGTCACCCAGCCGGTACCCGCACTCATGAGCCTGAGCGACACCGAACCATTTGCTGGCACCACAGGGAAATCACGACGCGACAGGTTACGGCTCACGTCCACGCCACCCATTGAAGCCGTCTGCGAGCGCGAATCCAAGATAAGCGGCACAGCACCGATCGCGCCGTCATACTGCAGCGCGTTACCACCCCACTGGATCTGCACCCCGTTCGGGAAGCTTCCGGTCACCGTGAGCACCGGAAACGCTTTCGAACTGCCCTGATTCAGCAACAACGCCACGTTCGACGCGGAGCCAGCAGTACCATAGGAAAGCGGATACTTCAAACCCTTGCCAGAGTTGTACTGCAACCCACCCTGCATAACCGACACAGGGAATAATTGTGTTTGCAACGGCGACCAAGCAAGACGCTCAGGACGAGGACACACAATAGTGAGAGTGCCAGTCTGATGGCGCTCGTTCCACGTAGCACCAAACTGAGGACGAACATATCCCGACACGAACGTATCCGACTGGTCATCCACTACACGCAACCTGACCGGCATTCCGTTCGCCTGTGACACTCTCGTGATCGCATCCAACACCTCACTGTGCACGTCACCGATCGCATCGAAATGCACCGTCACCGTACGTGTCGCATAGAGTATCGAATCCGCCGCCACATCATGCGCACCATTACCCGACGCACGCTCAGTCACATCAGTCTTCAAATCAGGCGCACTCCACCAACCCTCAATACCAGCCTTATCAACAATCAACCCGTCAGAACCGACACCATTCGCGCCCTCGAAACGAATCTGGCTGTCCCCGTAATACAGGACCGCAAACAACGGATCCATGTCACACCCCCATCAACGAAGCACGGGATGAGGAAGCCACAGTACGACCAAGAATATTGCCATTCACGTACGGATTCACCACACCCTTATTAGTGATATTGATATTCTGAACAACGCCATTGGCACCGGAAACAGTTCCTACGCTCGCAAAGCTTGCAGAGTATCTGCTTGTATTCGCACCCATTTGAGCGTTAATACCGTTCGAAGTCACAATGTCCTGGAGTTGCCCATTTACACCGGATACAAACGGTACGACGTTCATGCGGAAGCTTTTCTGGAGCGAGTCACCGAAGCCCTGCATGATGACGTTTCCTGCCGGTATCAGCAGCTTCGCATCATAGGACAGCGGCCCTTTATGCTCTTTGATCCAGTCACCTATCCCACCAACGAAATCGGTAACGTTCTTCCAGGTGCTCTTCAACCCGCTGACCAGACCGTCAAGGATGGCTTTGCCAGCGTTCTTCAACCAGTCACCGGCACCGGAGAAAAATCCGACGATCTTGTCCTTGACACTGGTGACGGTGTTCACAATGTTCTGCACACCATTGACCGCGGCGGTCATAATACCGGTCCAGATGGTTGAGAAGAACGTTTTGACCGCGTTCCACACACTGCTCCAGATGGTGCGAACGACGTTCAACCCTGATTGGATGGCGGCGGTAAGCGCGTTCCAGACACCTGTGAACAGGCTGGATATCGCCTGCCACACACCGGAGAAGATCTGCTTGATGCCATCCCATGCCTGCGACCAGTTGCCGGTGAACACACCTACGACGAAGTTGATCACACCCTGAAGGACCGTGATCACACCCTGAATTATGCCAACTATCGCCGTAATAACTGGCGTCAGCACATTCAATATGGCGGTGATCACCGAGGTGATGATGGGCAGCAATGCGGTGATCACGTTCACTATCGCCGTTATCACGGGGATCAGCATGCCGATCAACATGGAGATGAACGGTGCGATGCTGGCGATGACTCCGGCAACCGCCCCGATGATCTGACCAATGACGGGCAGCACCTGACTGATCAGCATCGCGATCACCGGAGCGAGCACGCCTATAACCGCAGCGATGGCGGTGACGATGGTGGCGATAACCGGGGCCAGCGTGGTCACGATCTCACCAATCGCATTACCCACAGTCGAAGCCAATTGTGAGAACACGGGCATAAGCTGGGCGAACAATCCACTCATGGTTGAGACGAACTGCGTGAACACGGGCAGCAATGATTGGATCACCTGCATGAACGCCGTACTAAGCTGGCTGAACGCCGTCTGCAATGCGGGCAGGTTCGCCGTGATCGGGGTGAGCAGTTGGGAGAACAATGATCCCAGTGAGCTCAACGCCGACGAGACCACCGGAAGCACAGCCTGGACCACGCTTCCCAACGTGCCCATGAGCGACGAGACTAGATTGCCGAGCGCAGGCAGGATCGCGTTCCACGCTGAGGACACCTGATCCCACACGCCGGAAAGCGAGGAAGAGAACTGTCCCCACAGTTTCTGACCGGTCTTCGTCTGCGTGAAGAAATACGTCAAACCAGCTACCAAAGCAGCAATCGCAGCGACCACCAAACCAATCCAAGAGGTTTTCGATACCGCTTTTAGAATATTCCATGCGCCTGTAGCAGCTTTTACAGATCCAGTTACAGTATTGAAGGCACCTGCAGCAGCTTTTACAGATCCAGTTACAGTATTGAAGGCACCTGCACCGGCAGTAAGCCCGGCAACTAACGGTTGTAGCCATTCCGAGTTTTGCTGGATGAACGTCGCCACCTGTTGTAGTGCTGAAGCCGCCTGTGTGAGTACTCCGGAGAACGCTGCGGCCGCTCCCTGTGATGTGAGCATCTGCTGGTTGAAACCCAGCAGGTTGCCGAGCGCCTGCCCGATGGGTTGCACGACCGCTAACACTGCGCTCCCCACTGATGACAGTGCGTTGGCGAACGTCTGCACGGCACCTGACGCCATGGTCTGTTGGATGAAACCGGACACCCAGTTGCTGGCCGAGGTTATCTGGGCACCGAACCCATTGATGGCACCGGCTATGCTCCCTGCCCCGAATGCGTTGATGATGTTTGCCACACCTCGTGTGACGGCGGTGTTCACGTTGGTCATGGCGGTGCCTATGCCTTGCGTGGCATCCTTCGCCTGCTGTGAGAACGATGCGAAACCTGCGTACCCGTCCTTGTCCAACTTGAGCACTGCGGCGTTGAACTGGTCGAAAGTGACCGTGCCATCCTTCATCGCCTTGTATAGGTCGAGACTATTCGCCTTGGTGCCGAGGATGGATTTCGCCAACTGGTCCATCTGGCCGGGCATCGCATTGGACACGGAACGCCACGCGGTCAGATCGACCTTGTTCAGGCTGAGCATCTGCGAATACTGTTCCATCGCGTCGGACTGCATCTGCGTGCTCTTGCCACCGGCCAGCAAAGCGTCATTGAAAGCCAGGGAAATATCGGTGGCGGACTTCAGGTTTTTGGTCAATGGTGCGATTTTCTGCACCATGCCAACCATCGAATCCAGAGAGGTGGGCAGGCCGGTGAGCTTGTCACTCATCCGCTGTATCTGGGCAGCTGCGTCGGATGACGAATACCCCAGATTCTTCATCACCTTGGGAAAGTTGTTCATCACATCAACACGGCTGATGGCACCGCTCAGACTGCTGGAGACCGTGCTCGCGGCCTTGGATACTGCGGTTGACACCAGCCCGCTGATGGCACCCATCTTCGTCGCGAAGCCACTGGAAAACCCCTTACCAGACGCAACACCGCCACTCGAACCAGCTTTGCTGGCAGCACTGCCGAAAACAGACTGGATCTTCTCGCCGACACCGGCCATTGACGGAACTATCGCCACATAGGCTTGAGCCAACTCATAAGCCATGAGACCCCCTTTAGAGGAGTAAAATAAAAAATATGAAGATGAGAGAAGACGTGGCAAACGCTTATAAGGCAGCACATGGCCTAACCGGTTTAGGGTCATCTGTGAAATTGCTTCAGCAACAGCTAAAGACAGAAGAAAAAACTGTTTCAATGACAAAAGCGAGTCACGGCGACTACGTCGGAGTACTGGCAGTCACAAATCGACGTTTTATATTCGCTGCCAGATTCATTGCGACGAAGAAAATAACAGATATCCCTCTTCAAGAGATAACTTCAGTGCGAGGTGGACGTGATTTAGAAAACTCTTCACTTACAGTGAGCGTTGCTGGCAGCACTATTACATTTCAAGCTCTCGCTTGGCGTGACGCCGATAACGTCACTAATCTGTTGCGGACAATGGTTGAAGAATCCCATAATAATTCGCAAGAAGGTACAGCTGACAGGTTGTTGAAGTTGAAGCAGCTGCTTGATGCTGGGGTGCTCACGCAGGGCGAGTATGAGGCGAAGGCTTCGGTGTTGAAGTCAGCGCTGTGACTCTTCCCTGCGTGGCATGCCGAGGAAACCGTCCAACTGTTCCGGTGTCATCGAGACCGTATCCTTGTTCTGATGTTTCCTATTATCTCCTGGCCGTGGGATCGGCTTGGGTTTGGGACCGCGTTTCTTCTTGTCCGCCATGCCCCATTGGAACATGTTGAACGAATCCCATAGTCCGGCTGTCAGATATGCGTCGATACCCCACGCGGCCGGACTGTCCATAGCTATCCACACTGCACTGCCCGAGGGCAGCCATGCGGCAAGATCGGCGGCCTGCATAATGTCGAGCTGACCGCCGAGATCGTCGAGATTGAGTTGGTACACCCGCTGGAAGTCGGCGCGGAGCGCGTCCGGGCATTCTTTCAGCAGCCATACCAACGTCAGGAGTTTGGGGCCAGCTCCGTCATCACCTTCGTGAAGAAATCAATCAGACGCTCAACAGGCACAAGACCAGTATCGGGATCTCGCAGTTTCTCCTTGACCGTCTTATATTCACTGCCGAACACCTTGCGCAAAATCGGGGTTGGGAGGAGTTCTCCCTGCTGCAGGTCGTAAAGATCGTCCATCAGATCCGCGTCATGGAGCACGGCGGTGTCCACATGCACGGTGATGCCGTCAATTGTGGCGGTCTGCTTGCCCTTTTTGGGCTTATGGTCCTGTGGTTGTTTTGCTGCTACCATCTACTCACTTCCCTAAAGAAGACGTGGCTACCGATGCGATGTACTCGCGGCTGGTGCCACCGTCGTAAGCGCTGTACGCGTTCGCGGCCAGTGTCACGTCATAGCCCATGGCGTCCGTACCGACCAGCGTGCGGTCACCGAACTCACTGCGCGTGATGTTAGGAATGACGATACGATCCGCCTTGTTGCCGTTCAACGCGAGCTCGATAACGCCGCTGAATTTGCCGTCCGGGAGATTGTGGGTGATGGTCAATCCACCTTTCAAATCGGTCGTTACATTTTTGTCGCCATATCGGGTCTTCGCTGCATCGGCGTTGAGGATCTCGATGAGCGTCATCTGGTATGATTCAGCGTAACTGGTCACTTCAGTCAATACCGTCGCGCCGCCCATCTCCACGATGGTGGAATTGTCCGTATCGGTCGAGTTGGTGATACCGTCATCACTCACATACCCGTTGTTCTTCCACTCTTCTGGAAGAACTGTGGTCGCATCTGTTGGCAGCGCCGTGCCGTATGGTGCCGTGTAGAACACGCCACTGACTTTCGGTTTGCCAAAACTCACATTATCGGCGTTATTCGCCATGTTTTGCTCCTTTAAATAGGAATCAGGCCTTCACTGAGGCCTGTATGTTGATCTGGTATCTCGACTGCCCTGATTCTGGGTCGGGATTGTTGATGATGGACAGGATGTCGACCGCTCCGATCTCATCGTGTTTCACGAGATTGAGCAGCGAAAGTTTGACCAAGCGCGTAGACGCGTCCGATGCATTCCAGCGTGACGAATCCCATATCTGCACGGAAAGCAGTGGCGTGGCGAACAGGAGTCCGTCTCCACCGCCCACGCGTTCCACGGTGATGAATCGTCGTGGGCGTTCAGCAGGTATGGAAAGGGACGCCGGATAGTCTCCAAGCGTCCCGTCAGCGTTCAGATGGTCGATGACGAGTTTCTCAATATTCACTGTCATCATCCGCCACCCAACGCCTTGAGCAGCGTGTTATGCGCCGCCTGATCGACCCTCGCCTTCGTGTTACCGGTGGATACTAGGGCGGTGCTACCTTTCAACCCGCTCCGGGCTGTGGTCGCATCATATTCAGCACCGTGAGTCACATGGAGCGCGTTCGCACGGGACTGCAATTTCTCGGCCTCTGATTCAATCGCAGCCTGGGTCTTGGAATCCTGTCGGAACGCCCTGAATGCAGCAAAGTTCAGCTTTATCTGCATGGTCATTATTACCCCCTGATGTCCTTGACCTGTACTTTGAGATTCCACTGTGTGGGAGTCATGCCACCGTCGTACGGCCTGGGATCGCCGATCACCTCGTAATCCACCGTGTCGATCCTGATGAATGCACCGCGAATCGAGCGGTAGGCCCATGCACGGGGAAAATACAGGGTTTTGGCGACCGTGACCCCGTCAGGACGTGTGGGACCGGTGAGATTATCCTGATCACCATCGGCGACCAGCACATTGTCCACCGGCGTTTTTGTTGTCGCCCAGACAGCATCGCCACCAGGGTCAACACCGGACTTGACTCGCTCCACAAGCGTGACCTTCTCACCTCTCACGAGACCACGCTCCCAGTGGTCATGTCCACAGTGAACGCGTGCTGCACACCCCTACCCAACCGTTGCTTCTCAGCCTTGGTCAGATACAGGTCGCCAAGCGGATTCGCATAGTTATAGGATTCGTTGAACGGTCCGGCCGTCTGCTGGGTGGAACTGATACCGATACTGTCACCGGCAACCATCGCCCGTTTCACCATCGCGCACACGATGGACTTCAACGTGCCCGACGAGGCGGAAACATAACGGGGGCATGTGTCGACGATCATCTCAGATGCGTCACCGATCAGTACCGTGGCCTGCGCCTGTTCGGAGGCGGTCAGCGTATGCCAACGCTCCTCCAAGTCAGCAACCTCGGCGAACGGTGGGATTGGAGTGTCAGCCATGCCATCCTCTATTCTGCGGCGATGATTCCCGCGTCTCGCAGGGATTTCAGCAGGGCGTTGAACTCCGCTTGCGTCGGAGTACCCCCCTTCGCATCAGCAACAGCAACACCTTTCTGGGCAGTTCCTACCGTGAAAGGTGTGCTATCGGGGTTGAACAGTGCCACGTTTTGGAAGTCGCGGTTTATGAGAGCCGTTCTCCCCGCATACACTTTGAGTTGTTGCACGTCTCGGGTCATGCTCAGACCCCCTGCTCAATGACGGCGAACTGGTCGGGGAACACATACCAGCCGTATGCGATCTCTAGGCGCAACGCGATCTGATTCTTGCGCTTAAGGTCACCCTGACCGTCTGGGTCACCGAACTGGATGAGCTCCAAAGGAAGGTCACGCTGCACACCCCAGCGGATGCCGTTCTGGAAGTCCCCAATGATCGCGTCCACTTTGGTCGGCGCTGACGCCTCAGGTGTTCCCGCAACGGTGTTCGACACGGATGCCGGGAGCGTGTTGAACGAGGTTATGTTCGTACCGAATCCGAGTTCCGGGTATTTCTTTCGCCCTTGGGAATCCTTGAGCACTGCGAGCGAATGTGCGAAGCTTGGCGCGAACGCGATACCGTTGACCGCCCAATCGTCATCCACAACCTGCTTGACAGCTTCATCCACGGAATCGTCGATGGGTGTCTTTTCTGTGACTTTCACACGTTTCTTGGTGCTATTCAGATAGTTGGTCCATGTGTCGATGACCGCGCCGGTCAGCGGGTTGATGCGGTAATACAAACCCAGGTCAAGGGCTCGTGACAGGGCTACGGCACCAGCTGAGGCGAGAGTGTTGAGTACCTGAAGCTGATAGTCCTCGTCGGCCCATTGCACTTCCTGATTGAACCGCATCGTCACCTGCGCCTTGTGTGGCACTGCGGTGACCACGCCGAACGATCCGCTGGTCGCGGACTTGTCTGCGCCTTCCTCCACGAATTCTGCGCGTGGACGGTCGTTGAAGGTGATGATGTCGGTTTTACCGAACAGCATGGGCTCCTGGCCCGACAGTGCTGCGACGGTTGAACCGGTCTGTACCTTGCCCACGATGCCGTCAGCGATGTTGCGAGGGAGGTTCTTGAGGTCTCCAGTTCCGAATGTTGCCATTGTTTGGCTCCTTACAATTAGTGTTTCTTACTGCTGTCCGCCTGAGAAGAGCCCACGGATGTACTGTGCGTTCTCCGTGATTCCCGGTTCGGATGGCACTTTGCCCTGATCGGGCAGTATCGGTGCCCGGTTGATGTATTTCTTGACGATTTCAGCCTTGGCTTTCAAGGCGTCCTCGGTTTCTCCGTCCAATAGGTCTACAGGGATATTGTTCTCTGTGGCGATCTTGGATTTCAACTGGCTCAGCTTTTCGGCTTTCTTGATGCTTTCAAGTTCGCCTGTGGCCTTGTCGAGCCGCGTTTGCAGGTCATCCGTTTTCGCGGCTTTCTCCTTGAGTTCGTCGAAACCTTGGTATTTCAATCGTTCCCTGGCGAGCCGTTTCTCCACGATCTGGTTCACGTCGTCTTCGGTGAAGGTCTTCGCTGGTTGCGGGTCGTTGTCGGTTGGTTCTCCCGCTGGCGCGGTGTCTGGCGAACCGCCGCCATCGTTTTCAGCGACGACCGTGTGAATGCGGTTCCACAATGCCTTGTTGCGCATGATTGTTCCATTCCCGAGGGTAAACCGCCTCGTCGGTGTAGTGATGTACAGAAAACCCATTGAAAATGGCGTAATGGTACCGCCCCACGGGAGACCGTGGAAATCTAATGCTGCTGGTTCACGCCATCCGTGTAGCTGTCAGGGTGCATGCGGCGCATGTCTGCAAGAATGCTTTCGACACTTGGTGTCATGCCATCGGATTGTGTGGTCGCGGCACTTCGTGCCTCCATGTATCTTTCGTACATGGCATCGGGGTCATATCCTTCGATGTGGTGCGTGTCCTTGTCCCATTCGGCGACAGCAATACAGTCGCAATCATTGTGGTATGACCGCAAGAGTTTCGTCGTTTTCGCGGACTGCTCCGAGAGGTATACGAACCCACGGCTGGAGAGCATCTCGCAGAACGCGCATGTCCTCGCTCCCGAAGGTACCCTTGCAAACCGTGGTTTGGACGGGTCGTACCGGATGTTGCGGGCCACGGTTTCACGTCCCGAATACTGCACCCAGCGACTCAACGCGCCTTCGATGAACGCAGCCATGTCCGACTGTTTGCCATTGAACAAGTCACCGGCCTTATACCGTACCGTCGCCTGGATTGCCGCATCCGGGAACGTGTCGGCGGTCACCGGGTCGAACTCTCCTGCGACCTGCGCCGACCTCGTCCGCTCATACCATTCCGCAGCGGCTTCCGCTGCGATATTACCGTACTTGCGTACGAGAGCCGGTATGGCGTCGAGCAGGAGATCACGCTGCCATTCCGGGCTCATGTTCTGTACTGTTCGCCATAGCGCCCGCATCTCGTTCTGAGCCAGTTGCACCGCGTGCTTCTGTGCCCTGCTGAGCTGATCGACCTGTACCCTGGTTGTCACTTGCCGCTCCATTCAGCAGACGATCTAACGTCGATTTGGCGGTCGCACTATCAGCCGACTGCTTCAATGACGCGATCTGATCAGAATTGAATCCCGCGAAATGCAGTCCGACATCGGATTGCGCGAATCCAGGAATCACACCGGCGTATTTTGAGAAAGCGTCGGCCGCAGCGGCAGGCGATTGAAGGCTGACACGTTCAAATGAGGCAACCAATGAACGGAGCTCGTCGGAAACCACGGTCTCGTTGTCGCGCAGCAGCACTGCCTTCTGCCCCAAGTGCACCAGCGCATGGGAAAACAGCCTGTTCTGCGCCTCGGCCTCACGAATCAGACGACGATACGCCGTGTCCATCGCCTCCGCCGACTCGGGATTGTCGGAAACGATGCCGAATGCGGAAGCGGGAAGGTTGCTTGATGCCGCGACCATCCGTGTGATCATACTGAGCGAATCGAGATGCGGCTGCATCGTGGCCTGCTGGATCTGGTGTATGGACGGAACGTCCCCGTCCTCGTCCTTACTGACCGAGTTGGCATGCCCATACATGGCCGACCATTTGCCTTCCCCACCGAAAGCGTCATCGTTCAGTCCCAAGAACCACAGCTGCGGTGCCGTGTAGAATTCGGCGGTAGCCTCCATTCGTACGAACGTTCTGAACCCTGCATTGGTCAGACCGATCACCGGCCTGGATATACGGGATCGTCCGAATGGCCTGTTCAGCTGAGGGTCGTAACGCAAAGGCTCCACCAGTGGGGTGTTCAAGGGATTCGGCTGACGGCGTTCAACCCGCCACACGCCTAACTTCTTCACGCAGGAAATCGTGTAATCAGACAAGTATACGGTGAATGCGGTCGGCACTCCTTGGGAAGCGTCGGTGATGGCTAAGGCCGCTGAAATCCGACGGCGACGTCCATCCCACAACGCTGCGCTCCAGTCAGCGGCGCGGGCGGCAACAACAATGCTCGGTTCTCCGGACTGCACGTCACCACCGGCGACAGTCAGGAACGCGCATGAATGCTTGTATGTGCTCACTATCGCCTGAGGCAGCTCCACATCAAGATCATTGTCATAGACGATCTCATCCAAGCCGAAAGGCACACCATCAGCGACCGGCGACGAGAACCCGTTGAACACGTTCATATCGGCCAACGCGCGAACCACCATACGCGGCCAATCCAACACATTATCAACACTGTTCAGAATCTTCGGAGGTATGCTGATCCCGAAATCCATGAACGCATTATGCGCATCATAGAAAGCACTGCGACGACGATTCCCGGCAAAATGCCTACGCCAGGTTTTGAACAGTTCACGAACGGTCGAAACCTCAGAATCAGAAAGACCATTGACACTGACATTCTCAAGATTATCCGTCGAGAGTATGGTGTCATTGGGGTTGCCGATGAATGCCTCGGCGTTCGATTGAGACAGCTCCGGCTGCAGAACGGTTCCACTCATGAGATCACCACCTTCTGTTTTCGTCCCGGATGCCGTCTGCTTGTACGCGCCGCCCAATATGCGTAAGCGATGGCCTCCACGGGGGTCACATCCACGTTGTCGCTGCTTGATTCGTAGCCGAACCCGCCGTTGTTGCCGATCACACGATGCTTCGCATGCCCAACCGCATCGTTCAATTGATTTTGATTGAAATGGGTAAGATGATGCGAGTTAATGCCCTGTTCCAACATGGACGCGGCATCAATCATCTGCCCGGAACCCGGAGTCCAAATAATCGGTTTACGCACACCAGAATCCAGCAACTGCGACACGAGATCAGAGGTTCCAACCCTACCGTCGATGACAATGGCAAGCGCCATCTTCGCTCTCGTCCCACTGCCAGTATCCTGTGTAAACCAGTCTGCGATCCACTTGGTGCCATAAGTCATAGGTTTGTATTCGATAAGCTCCACATGAGGCATCGCCTCCACGTCTTTACCTGGCTTACGGCAGACCGCCATGCTGACATGTTTGCCATCAGGCGAGAACTTGACGGCGTAAGCCACGTTTCCTTCGGTTGTCGGTTTTGTTGTGGCACACTGCTTCCAGTCTTTCAGACTGATGTCGCTGAGCCTATCAGCCTCATCGTTCCACCAGCCCAACCGTTCACGGGCGAACCCGTCCGGCGCGAACTTCTTCACTTCTGATTCAATGACGGTCGGGAGCAATCGAATTCCCAAAGCAGGATTCGTCAGTTCCCATCGACGTGAATCTTTAATATCACCTATCTCAGTAACCGACCATTCAAACCAGCACAGGCCCTTCGCCTTGCCTTGATGGGCTTCATGACGGATGCGCGCGAACACGGTTCCGGCTGACGTTGGTGGCGTAGGCGTACCCGTGTAGATCGTCTGCGGGTTGCCAGAAGGTGCGGAGGATATGGCTGGCTGAATGGCTTCCAACTGTTCGTCGGTCAACTCCTGAGCCTCATCACACACCAGATCGTCCACGGTGAATCCACGACCGGAAGACTTGGAGCGGGCAATGAACTCGATCTGCCCGCCATTATTCAATATGATGGCTTCCTGTCCGTTCGTCTGCCGAATATTCGACACCAAAGCGGCCAGTTCAGGATACTTGCGATCGTTCTCGAAATACGCCTTCATGCGAAGGAAATGCTTGCGACAGGTTTTCACCTCATGCGCCGTATGCAATATCTTGCGACCCTGAATAGCGCTCTTGAACAGCTCGACAAACTCAAGTACAGCGTTCTTCCCATTCTGACGCGGCACGGCGAGACCGCAATCAGCGGCCACATACTCACCGTTCTTACGAGTCGCAAGCCACCCCATAACCACAGTCGTCTGCCACTTGTCAGGAGGCATCCCATAACCGGACGCAAGATCACAGGCATCCTGACCATCCGAATACTGATGGCGCGGCACGAGCGCGAACGTAGGAGCCTGAACGCCCTTGAGCTTACGCACGCTTCTTCTCCAAACGACGCTGAGTAATCATATCCAACACGGTCACAGGCTTATCCTGCTTCACCGTTATTGACTGCTCTCCAAGATTCTTACGAGCGGCAGGAGTCACTCCAAAATCAGCAAGAAGCCGCTCAAGCAAGCCGACCTTCTCAAAATCTCCGGCACCCCACACCTGAGCGTGCACAAGAGCAATAGTTTTTAATTGCTCCCAATCCGAATCAGTCCAATTATCAGAGCCTGGAGTCGATGGCAGTGACTGCCACCAAAGCTTGGTCTGTGATGGCCATTCAACACCATCAGGCAACTCAGGAACAGCCATCACAATCACCTCCAAAACTCAGGAACCAGAACTACGAGAACCGGAACGTCCGAATGCGCTACGAATCCGACTTGTAACATTGCGTACGGCATTACCCGCTCTACCGAGAAGATTTCTCATTACTCACCTCCAATCCGGCTGAGAGTATGAAAAGCCGCCCCGAGTGGGACGGTCAAGAATCAGAAAGAGACGCCAAACTGTTTAGCAACAGCAGCACCATCCATATACTTGTCACCAAGCTTCACCAAGTCGTGATCCTTGAGGAATTTGTCCTTCGCATCGCGGTCTGGGAATACGAGCGCGAACCAAATGTCCGAATCGGTCACATTTCGAAGTTTTCTAGGAGATTTCGCGGTGACGAGAACAGCTTGTAGCGCCTCCAATTCCGCAAGACAATCAGCCTCCATGTCCCCCGTGTATTTCACGCAGGCCAGTGGGTCGGGAG